CCCTCAAGCTTTGGTTCTCACCCTTCGGGGAACGTGCCGACACACGGAGAGCCAAGCCTTGAGGGTTTTTCCTTTTGGCTCTTCGATGACACTTCTCAGGGGCCAAGTTATGTTGTCTCAAAAGCTTTTCCTGCCAATGTCCAACCATACTCGGAAGACATACGCAGTTACGCTTAAAGAGCAGCAAGATCTGGCCCGTAAATTTGGGCTGTCAGTTGATCAAGTCCGTTTTGAAATAGGCCGTCTCAAAAGCTTGATGGATGCAGGAGTAGTGCTTCCACAAATTACGGCCAACAAGACTGCGAAAATCATCGATGCCCACTTTGAAAGCAGTAATGCTACTGAGCGTCAGGGCGCGTAAGCTAATGGCCTGCATGGGCTGAACCCGAGAAACACTGGCAGAGGTCTCACCCGCCTACTAGCCACGCAGCCTGTCAGTGAGGGACTGCACAAGACGGAGGATCCCGTGGTGAGACATGTCCTCCATCGAGATAATCGCTGCCTTCTGGGAGCTGTAGCAAGTCTGGCAACATTAGACAAGTTCCAGCAGCTAGGAGTAGCTGGCATCACAGGCTACTCTGGGCAGGTGTGATACTCCAACGAGTGTGCTGCGCACTTGGATCGGGCTATCACCCATGGGGACGCTATTGTCTTTTACTTTTCCAAGCCTATTGATTTTTTCTCAGCGATAAAAATTTACAATTAGACTCAATAGTCTGTTCCTGTAAGATCACAACTGTTGCAAGGGAGGACGAGATGAAAGACGTTGAGGATCTGGCTGAGGATGCGGGCTTGTTGATGTACGAGCATCCGGGGCTGAGAAGGTTTGCAAGACTAGTTGCTGAGCGCGAGAGAGAGCGTGCGGCAATGATCTGTCACCAGCATAGGGACTGGTCAGATAACCCGGCTGAAGCTATAGCAACGGCCATATTACGAGGAGAGTGAAGATGGATATGAAAGTAAAAGAAACGCCAGTAGTTATTTCTGCGCCGAAGTTCAGCACTATGGAAATCCTGCTGCAAGGTACAGCACCGCTGGTGGTCGCCCGCTTTTCCAAGAAGGCAGAACTCATGGCCAAGATGGCAGAGGGCAGCACTGCCAAGTCCAAGAAGGAGCGTCTAGCCCGTGACTATGACAAGGAAGCAGAGGATGCGCGTTACCGTTCCAGCGAGGGCTGGGAGGGTGTTAATGCTGCCGCTTTCCGTGCCGGCATGATTAGCGCCTGCCGTTTGGTTGGGTTCAAGATGACACTGGCCAAGCTGTCAGTGTTCGTAGAAGCAGATGGCTGGGATGTGCAGGATGGTATCCCGTTGGTGCGTGTGTACGGTAAGTCGGAAACGTTTACAGCGCACACCCGCAACGCCACAGGTGTAGTGGATGTACGCAGCCGCCCGATGTACCGGGAGTGGGCAGTCAAGTTGTGCGTACGTTTTGACGCAGACCAGTTCACGGCGCAGGATGTGTACAACCTAGTGGCCAGGGTTGGTGGGCAGGTTGGTCTGTGTGAAGGCCGTCCAGATTCCAAGTCATCAGCTGGCTGCGGCTTCGGTACATTTATGGTTGTGCCTAACGACAACCATAAAGAAGTCGCGAAGAAGTTTGGCATTAAGTAACTGGGCAGGCATGGAACTGTGCGGTGTGGCATGGTGCCGCATGGTTCGGTGAGGTTCGATACGGCAGGTACGGCACGGTCTGGCTCGGCAAGGATCTGTTGCGTATGGAAAGGTCTGGCAGGCAAGGCAGCGCACGGTTCGGTGAGGCCGGGCGAGGTGAGGCAGGATCGGAACGGTACGGATAGGGATCGTCTGGCGCGATACGGTCAGGTTGGGCAAGGTTTTGCAGGTGTGTTGTGGCGAGTTCTGGTAAGGATTGGCGGGGTAAGGCAGGCTTGGGTAGGCCCGGTATGGTCTGGTTCGGTAGCGTGCGGTTTGGTAGGGCAGGCAAGGCGGGGAGACGTGAGGTAAGGCATCGTGAGGTCGGGCGGGGTACGGCAGGTTAGGCGTGGTGAGGTGAGGTGCGGCGTGGTGGCGTCAGGCAGGTATCGCAAGGCTCGGCAGGGTTAGGAATTGAGAGGTGTGGCAGGTCAGTTCAGGCGAGGTTTGTCGGGGTGTGTGGCGGTGCGGCAGGTATGGCACGGACCGGAGCGGTGCGATGCGGTGAGGTAAGGTCTGGTTATGCAGGTAAGGCGGCGCTAGGTGTGGTGCGGTGCGGCTTGGTAACGCAGGCATGTCGTGGTCTGGTACGGAAAGATCAGGCTGGGTGACGCAGGTTAGGCGCGTTGCGGTCGGGTGCCGTTCGTCCGGGCTGGGTAAGGCAGGTATCGATAGGCCGGGTGCGATATGGATTGGTGAGATACGGTCTGGATAGGCAGGTAACTTTTAAGGAGAGATGATGGAGATTAAGAAAGCAGAATCGTTGGCAGAAGAGCGCAAACTGCTGGAGCGTTTGGCTAAACAGAACGGCGGTCTATTGCAGGTTGAGCATGTGCTGGAGGAGGCAAGGCAGCCAGGGTCAATCCTACACAAGCATTTCCAGTGGGATGATCACAAAGCAGCGGAGGCGTACCGCAAGGTGCAGGCTAGGCAACTGATTCAGAGATGCGTAGTCACGATTGAGAAGGCGCCAGACGTACAGATCCGAGCGTTCGTCAGTCTGTCCACGGATCAGTATGATGGCGGCGGCTACCGCATGACGGCCAACGTCCTGTCAGATGACAACCTGAAAGCCCAGCTGTTGCACGACATGCAACTAACCATCGTCCGCTGGCGCAAGCAGGTGGAGCTGATGGATTCCGAGACAGAGCAATTGCTGACACGGCTAGACGAGGTTGTCACCCGTCGAGTTAGTGAGCGTCAATCAGCAGCAGCGTAGGGGGAAGCATGGACAATTTTTTTGAAGCAGACCTAGTGTTTACCGCTAGACTAGCGTTCCGTTCCTCTGACGGGCTTTCTGACGAGCTGACGGGGCATGTATACCGAGCGCTGGAGCGTACGCTAGAGCAGATCGCCCGTGACAACGGCTTCCTGTTTGACGTAGCCAGAGCATCTATCACTACTCGAGAGGAGTCTACGCTGTGATCAAAAGCAAAGCCGACGCACTAGCTGATTATTTGGAAGAACGCGCCCGCAACGGCTTGGATTCTGAGGCGGCTAGGTTGCTGCGGTATTTTGCGAAGGTTCACGCGTCTGCGTTTGATATGGTCATGGCGAGAGATGACATGGCCAGCAAGGCGGCGTACTGCGAGATGATTGATTTAATCAAAGGTAAACAGGGGGAGTAGTGGATACATTCACCACTATCGTTTTGGTCGGCGGCATCCTGATCGGCGCAGGTAGCATCATCGGTCTGGCAGTCGCTGCATTTATTGCATTTGCATGGGAGTGAATATGCACCTGAGTCTGGACAAAATAACAATCGACGCTGGTACACAAGCCAGAGCAGCACTGAAGAAAGAGACCATCGCAGATTATGCGGAGGCTATGAGGGAAGGGGCAGATTTCCCACCATGCCTGCTGTATCACGACGGCGATAAGTACTATCTTGTTGACGGATTTCACCGTTACTTCGCAGCCAAGAAGATTAAAGCGCCGAGCATCCTTGTAACGACAGTGTCTGGCACGTTGCAGGAAGCGATTGAGAAAAGCTGGTCGGTCAATGACAAGCATGGTCTGCCGCGCACCAGAGAGGACAAGCGCAAGGCGGTGGTGTCTGCGCTAGCAACGGATGTTCATCGCGGCAAGTCTGATCGAGAGTTAGCCAAGCTGTGTGGTGTGACGCACCCATTCGTTGCGTCGATCAAGAAGGAGTTGGAAGAAGGCAAGCCAAAGGTGGATACGAATCCACCTCCAACACCCGCACCAGCACCCAAGCAAGAAGAGCAGGAGCCAGATGAGAACGCCGTCTTCAATGAGGAAATGGAAGCGACGATTCAGTTATTGAAGGCAGAGAACGAAGCGCTGTCTGACAAGCTGGCGATTGCCGCGATGGATGCGGATGAACTGGACAAAGCTATGGCCGAGTCAGTCATCAAAGATTTGCGCGCACAGATCCGAGTGTTAGAGATAGAATTAAAAGGTGTCACGGATTCCCGTGATTCTCTCCTGAGAGAAAACAATCAGCTGATGAAGCAGGTTGCATCTCTTACCAAGAAGCTCAAGAAGTTAGAAGGCTAATGAAGATTCTTGTTGCCTGCGAGTTTTCAGGTCGGGTGCGAGATGCTTTCGTGGAGCGTGGCCACTACGCAGTGTCGTGTGATTTGCTGCCATGTGAAAGCGAAAGGCGCGGCAATCATTTTGTTGGCGATGTCTTGGAAATTATTGATCAAGGCTGGGACATGATGATTGCGTTTCCACCATGCACTTACCTTTGTTCGAGTGGTCTGCATTGGAACAAGAGAAGGCCGGACAGACAATTAGAAACAGAGAAGGCATTGGACTTTGTTCGCAAGCTGATGAATGCGCCAATAGAAAAGATAGCCATAGAAAATCCGGTGGGTTGCATATCTACTCGCATTCGTCCGTACGATCAGGCCATTCACCCGTATCAGTTTGGTCATGACGCAAGCAAAAAGACTTGTCTATGGTTAAAAAATTTATTGCCGCTGCGCCCTACTGAAATGGTTGAGCCACGCATGATTGATGGCAAGCCACGCTGGGCAAACCAAACTGACAGCGGGCAAAACAAATTACCACCGTCAGCAAACAGATGGGCGCTGCGTAGTGAGACGTATGAAGGAATAGCAACAGCAATGGCATCACAGTGGGGGTAGCCCAAGCCGGCGGGCATGTGTGCCGGTAGAGAGAGGATTCAATGTCACTTCAACTTCGCTCCTATCAGGAGGATGCTCTGACACTTTTGCGTCAGGGTTTTGCGGCAGGTAAGAAGGCACAAATATTGGTCAGCCCAACTGGGTCTGGCAAAACTGAAATTGCCATTGCTTTGATGAGGGCAGTCAAAGAAAAGGGAAACAAGGCGGCGATGTTATTAGACCGCATCGTTCTTTGTAACCAGACCAGTGGTCGTTTAGAGAAGTACGGTATTGATCACGGCGTATTGCAGGCAGGTCATTGGCGGTATCGCCCGTGGGAAAACATCCAAGTATGTTCTGCTCAAACTGTCGAGAAGCGCGGTGCGTTTCCAGGTTTGGATCTGCTCATCATTGATGAGGCGCATCAAACCAGACAGGCAACAATCGAGTTTATCAAGGCCAATCCACACATTCGCGTAATTGGTCTGACCGCTACACCATTCACCAAAGGTTTAGGCAAGGTCTACGACAACGTAGTCAGTCCTGTCACGACTAAGCAACTGGTGGGTGAGCAGCTGTTAGTTCCGCTTCGCGTGTTCATTGCCAAAGAGATTGATATGTCCGGCGCAAAGAAGGTGGCCGGCGAGTGGAGCCAAGCAGAAGCAACTGAGCGCGGCATCCAGATCACGGGTGATGTAGTAGCAGAGTGGATCAAGAAGACGCATGAGATATTTGGTCGGCCTCGCAAGACCATCGTGTTCTGTGCGGGCGTGGATCATGGTGTTGATCTCAGTCGGAAGTTTGCGGACGCAGGGTATAACTTTGTGTGCGTCAGCTACAAAGACGATGACGATTGGAAGCGCGAGATTATCGAAGACTTCTCGAGGCCAGATACCAAGATTGATGGTCTGATCGCAACGGACATCTTGACCAAAGGGTTTGATGTGCCGGATGTAATGATCGGTATATCTGCTCGGCCATTCAGCAAGTCACTCTCATCACACATTCAGCAGATGGGGCGTGTGATGCGGGCGAATCTAAATGATCCGGCTGACAAACCTTTTGCCGTCTGGCTGGATCACAGCGGCAACTACCTGCGATTCCAGGATGATTGGGATGATGTTTATTCCGAGGGTGTGCGGCGGCTGGATGATGGGAAGGAAAAGGCAAAGCCGGAACCGTCTGAGCGCAAGAAGAAAGACAGTAAATGTCCGGCGTGTGGTGCGTTGTGGGTGGTCGGTGAGGATAAATGTATTAGCTGTGGTCATGTAAGGGAAAGGATCAATGCAGTACGCACACTTGATGGAAAGATGGAAGAGCTTGTTGCTGGAGCTGGAGGCAATCGACAGTCCAAGCAAGACTTCTGGAATCAGATGGTCTGGTATCAGCGGTACAAAGGATGGTCAAGCGGGCGAGCAGCCCACACTTACCGAGAGATGTTCGGAGTCTGGCCGCGAGGGTTAGATGACAACCGGCCAACGATGCCAACGCCAGAAACGCAGCGGCTGGTAGATAAAAAACTGAGAAAGTTTCTCAAGACAATAAGAGGAAGATGATGGAGCGAGTGGACAGATGCCCGATCTGCAAACAGAGAAACATCGTGCAGACGCAGAGCTATCACGAGAAGAACAAGGTCAAGGATGACATGGAGTGTTCGGACTGCCGCGCTACATGGCAGAACGTGTACACATTCTCGCAGCACTACAAGGTGAAAGAGGGGGAACCGTGGACTTCATAAACTTCTGCCAATCACATGGCATTCTGATCTCCGAGCATCCACCGTTCGGACAATGGAAGCGGTATCCAACAGAGGATCATCCTCACAGTAGAAATGGGGCGGTGAAATACATGGGCGATCATGGGTTTGTGCAGAACCACGCAACGTCAACGGTGGTCAGCATTTGGAAGCCTGACTCGCGGGCGTCTGATCTCCCAACAGCTAGGGACTTGGCCATCAAGCAGAAGCAAGCGGAAGCGGACACGAAGAAGAAGCAAGCAGAAGCGGTGCGGCGGGCAGTCGAGATGCTGAATGAAAGCGTGACTCAATCGCATCCATACCTTGTGAAAAAAGGATTCCCAGAGGAGCAGGGTCACATTAATTTCCAGGGTGGGCAGCCAATTCTTCTGATCCCCATGCGCGTGGGTGGCAGCCTCGTCGGCGTTCAGCAGATTGATGCTCTGGGAACCAAGCGGTTTCTGTATGGGCAGCGGACTGCGGGCGCGGCGTTCACGTTCGATAACAAGGGCGTGAATATTGTGTGCGAAGGGTACGCGACTGCGCTGTCGGTGCGGGCTGCGCTGAAGCAAATGAAGCAGCGTTATCGTCTGCACGTTTGTTTTTCTGCGGGCAACATGGTGCGCGTGGCCGGTGGACTCGAGCAGGGTATCGTCATTGCAGACCATGATCTTTCAGGTACAGGGCAGCAAGCGGCGCAGGAAATAGGCTGGCCGACTTGGATATCGGATGTGGCGGGCGAGGATGCCAACGACTACCACCAGCGCAAGGGATTGTTTGCGTTGTCGCAAAGCCTGACTCAGTTAATGCTCGACATCGGTGCGAGTAGGCAATGCGAAGTGTAGTTCGCCATCGGTGAAGGGCTGGATTTCTTTGAGCGATTGCATAATTTCTATGCCGAGCGCAAGGCATCTCTGGCCTTCTCCAGACCAATCAGAAACAACCCTCACCTGGCCGTCTGAATCTTCGATCAGGTGAAGGGTAAACATGGCTTGGCTAGTCATGCGGCGATCATATCACTGAGCATCTTTCTTACCGTCTGATCGAATGCCCATCGGGTGTTGTTAATCAGGTCTGCGATTTGTTCGCCGGTCATGTCTTCGATGATAGTCCAGACTGATATCTCGGAATCCCGATGCACCCAGTTTGCGGCTTGCAATACTTCGATGATCTCGTCGTAAGACCATTCGCTCGGCCAGTCTGAAAGCCATTGACTGAGGGCGAATTGTTCGGCGGTGTCTTGTATTCTCATGCGTCTGATCTCCTGTCAGTAATGATCTGCTCTGCTTTGATGGCGGCGGCAGGGTAATTGGTGAAGCGGAAAATATTATTTGTCTGTCCGTCTGATCTGCGCTGCGCGACTGTGTATCCTGAATCGGTCTTGTATATCAGCGCAGATTGTTCGGGCGTGTAGTATTCAGCGACGATCTTCATCATCCGTCTGATCTCCTATTTGCTCTATGTTGATCGTTTCCTCGTGGTAACTTTCAGGCCACAAAAAATCGGGCGCGACTGTGAACAGTTCATGCGCGGCGATGTAGGCTGCATCTTCGTCGGCTGCGTTGACTGTTATCGTTTTATAAACTTCTGCTTTAATTGTGACGTTGTAAGTGTTCATCGTCTGATCTTCTTTCAGGCTAGTTCATGATCGAATGCGTAGGTCGATGCCACTGGCTCGGCAAAAGGCTCGGTGCGTAGTTGCTCGGCGTTAAAAACGTCAACGATTATCCCCTCCTCGGTTGTGTGTAGGTAAACGGTAAACCCGCGAACGTCTACCCATACAGCGCAGCTATCGTCGGCCTTATAATCCCCATCGGCTAGTGGTTTCATATCGTCTGATCTCCTGTTAAGCGGCTAGTGCGCTGAATGTTTTCGGGGCGGTCTGCTCGATCTCGATCTGATAGCCGAGCGCGTCAATATCTCGCAGGGTGTGGCGGGTGAGCGTCTTAGTTCCGGCTATGCGGCTGAATAGTTCAGCGGCGGGGCAAGCGGGATAGAAAACCTCGACACCGTAATTTTTCTCGCAGCGAATAGTAATTTTCATTGGGTCTGATCTCCTGTTAGTTGGCGGCTTGAATTGGTATAACTCGGCGGGCGCGTTGGTCGGTTTGTTTGGCGCGTGTGCCGTGGGCTCGGAATCCGACAATTACTTTGCGGTTACCGGCCGCGCATAATCCGCAAGTCTTGCAAGTCTTATCATCGCGGGTCTGTGCGGGGCATACAACGATGGCGCGGCCTTCCGGCGTGGTGGTGCGTTCGGGCGTGTCCATCGGCACGATACAGACCACCGGCAGGCCGGTTGCGGCGAGCGTGTCCGCTTCACCGGCATCGTCGGCCGATAGGTTGACAGTAAATCCCCAAGCGTTAGCGTGTCGAATCCAGCTGATCGCATCGTCGGATTTTTTATGCGTGAATGTGAATCCTCGTTTCCCGAAATTGGCTCGGACAATCTCACCGAGGGCGGCGGGGTCGATTGCCTCACCCTTTCCTGGTAGGTCACCGGCGATATTGAATCGCCAGAGTTCATTGTCTGGCAGGGCAGCTATGCGGTCGCAAGTGTCGGCTAATGATGCGCCTCTGGTCGGTACTTTGTTCCAAGCTAGGCGAGTGTAAAAATCCTCGCCATAACAGTCCGACTCGTAGTGCGGGCATGATGGCGGGCAAGTACCGCGCTCGCTGTAGGTCACCGGTATGTCACCGGTTTTGCGGTTCCTTGATTTGCTGATGAAATGAATGTTCACAATTTTCCCCTTTGTGAGTGATACCCCGGCGGTAACCGGGGCGGTCGGATCAATACTCGCTCGGCAATAGGTGAGTCCAGCCAGCGCCGTTGTAGCAGGCGTAAAGCTTGATCTCGGCCAGCGGAAAGTCGGTAAATTCGATGCGCTGCGTTGCGTATATCGTGCCGTTGCCATCGTCCAGAGTTAACTCGGCGGCATCATCTGGCAAGCGGCGCAGGCGGGCGACTGTAAACTCGGTCAGGGCGTTAGCGCCCCGGGTTGTTAGGTGCGAGTCGATAGCATCAAAAAGCCAGTATGCCCCGGCATTCTCGGCCAGATACAGAGCGCCATCGGATAACAGCGAGCGGGTGAGCGGGCTCCAGCGGGTGAGCGAATCGCTTCCGTAGAATTGAGCGAGTGAGGATTCGAGGGCGGCGGCTGATTGTTTTGTGGTTTGCATGGTCTGATTCTCCTGGTTAATTTAGGTCAAGGGCGTGTTGCTGCGGGGTGAGCGCGTGGTTAGTGAAATGAAACCGTACCGTGTAGCAGTCGGCGTGTAGGTTGGAAACCTCGTCAACGGCAAAGCTAGATTCATCGTCGACAATCTCGATGGTCATATCTGGCAAGCGGTTGTATTGGCGCATGAAGGCGGCAAGGTCTTCGGATTCCTCGTCAGATAGTCCGGTTTCATCGCCATTAATCAGCGCAGGCAACCAATGTCCGGCGAGTGTTAGTTCATAGTGGTCGTTTAGTAGTGGCATGGTCAGTAATCCTCAGAATGAGAGCAAAACAAATAGAAAAGCCCAAAGTATCAAAAAGCTAATGAATCCGGCGATGAGTTCGGCGAGTGTTTGCATGGTCGGTTTTCCTTATTCGTTAAAATCAGAACAATCAATCTCGCCGAGTACATGGTGCGGCGGGTTGATGTCGCAGCATGATTCGAGAATGTCGAATTGCTGCCCGTAGTAGTTGACGATATGTGCGCGCGCTATTGCTTCAGTTTTAGCGGTTGCGCGTATGCGTTCAACGTTTCCTCTGGTGCGGTTAATTGCTTCAAATTCGTATTGCTTCATGGTGTTACCTCCTGTGAGTGATACATAAGGGCATCAATACAATATACAAGGGTGATCTCATGTATTGTGTGCATAGTAAACCCTTTGCAGGTATCGTGCCAAGCGAAAACGCGCATTATTTGGTCGGCGAGTGTCACAAAATGTGACAGTAGGTGTCACAAAGTGTCGCAAAGTGTCACAGGTGTAACAGGCTATTGTTCGGGTCGAATTGATAGTTATTGACTATCCGTGTTTGTTCCTGTACAAGTCGGTCGCAGATTGTCCGGCGGGCGGGCAAGTGAGCGTGAGCGAACATCGGCACAATATGAACCGTAAAGCTATAAAACAGCTAGTGAGTGATAAGGGAATAGAACAGGCTATGAGAGTGCCAAAAGGCACACTCACTCCAAAGATGAAACGATTCGCCGAAGCTATTGCACTCGGTAATACAGGGGCAGATAGTTACCGGCAGGTGTATTCCAGCAAGGCCAAGAGCAAAACAGCGGGCGATGCGGCTAGCAGGCTCAAGAGCGATTCCAGAGTAGCTGCGGAAATAGAACGGATAGAACGGGCTAATCAGTTGGCTGCGCTACATTCTGCCGCTGGCTTGCACTCCATCGTCATTTCAACTCTGGCCGAAATTGCCACTAATCCAGAAGCTAAGGATGCAACGCGCATACAGGCTGTGCGTAGCATCGGGCAACTAGTGGGCGTTGATGCCTTTCGCGAGACTAAGCGCGTCGAGCATGTGAAGGACTCAGGCGAGATACGCGCACAAATACTGGATCAGCTGCGGACTATCACCATGCAAGCGGATAGTGTGCAGGAAGTCGATGCACACGCGCTGCTGGATGAACTGACGGGGGGAGGGGTTGACGATCCGGCGCAGGCAGACCCCACCGTGGGGGTACCCCCGCAAGCGGCAGCATGGGACTCCGGCTCTGACATACATAGTAATCCACACGAACAATCACCCGGATTTTCCGACACCGAACCATCCTCCCCAGAAACCACCCCCATCTCTTCCAATACGCCCACCCCCCGGGGGGATATTTTGGAAGAAAAAGATGATGCTGCACCGCACCAACCGAAGTGGTAACGTTTCCATTCGGGTCTGAGAACGTAGTGTTTATGCCAAATGATGTCGTGATGCAGCGCACCAAATTGTTGATTAACAGGGAGATGGTGGCCAAGAGGCGGGAGAAGACGTTTGCGGAATGTGAGGGTATGGAGATGACGCCGGCGCAGCGGGAAGTGTTTTTGATAGTGGATGAGTGGTGGAAGCAGAAGGGATTTGGGCCTTCTATCAGGGATATATGTGAGTTACGTGGTAAGGGTGGGATGG